ACTGAAGAATTGAAAGAAATTGAAAAGATACCATATCCTATATACAATAAGGAAATGGAAAATAAAATAAAGAATAAAGCATTAATACCTAAAAAGACAGCGGATGAAATAAGAGTTTTAAGCTGTGATATTGCCCTACTTGGTGGAGATGCAAATGACTCATCTGTTTTTACTTTAATTGTTGGAAAAAAAACTAAAAACGGAACGAGGTATAGGCGATACGTTTATAATATTGAAACCTACCAAGGACTTCATCCAGAAACACAAGCATTAATTATTAGAAGGCTTTTTGATGATTTTAAATGTGATTATATCGTTTTAGATAGACAGGGCAATGGCATTAGTGTATATGGTTATTTGTGTAGGAGATTGTTTGATAATGAGCGAAAAATTGAATACACTCCATTTTATTCCATTAATGAATTTAATGATCCAAAGCTGGCTGCATACCATATTGAAGAAGAATATGAGAAGAAAATCTATACTGTCTCTGCGTCTGAAGAATTTAATCATGATATGGCGTTAGATTTAAAAGATAAAATCGTCAATAAAAGAATTGAATTGCTTATGGCAAAAGAAGAGGCTAGAGAATTGTTTCAGGATGAACCATGGTTTAAAAAATTAACACCTGAAGAAAAGGCTGATTTTCTTATGCCATATATACAGACAAGCTTACTACAAACAGAAATGGTGTTGCTTGAAAGGGTTGAGCATCCAAAATACATTAAATTAAGAGAGCAGCCCGGCAAGCGTAAGGATAGATATACGAGTTTGGCTATGGGGAATCATTTTATTAGCTTATTAGAAAAAGATTTGAATAAAAAAGAAAAAAACATCGACATAAATAAACTATTCAATTTCCGCAAACCTAAACTTTATAAAAGGAGGTAGATTAATAATATAATTATACCATATTTGAAGGGTGGTGACAATGTGACGGATAAAAAAGAAGAAATAATTAATATCAATACTCCACAAAACAGAGATGATTTGCAGTTTCAAAAATTGCTATTTGCAAATTTGGCTAGTTTAGTTACTAGAGACTTAAATGCCAATAGACAAGTCCAATATACCTTTCATAGAAATTTCACTAAAACAGATGTAATGAATTGGCTTGCTAATCCTGCCAAATATGAAAAGCAATTACGCAGGCTCTCTCGCTTTTTATATGATACATCTAGTCATTATAAGCGATTGGTGCAATATTTTGCTACTATGCTTACGTTTGATTATGTGATAGAGCCTTATGGCATGAATGACTTTACTCCCACCCCTGAATTAATCGACAAAGTAAAAAAGAAATACATTAATATTGTTAACTATGTAGAAGTAATGAATTTGAAGCACGAATTTTTAAAGGTGTGTGAACGTGCGTGGATTGATGATGTGTCATATTATTATGAGTTTAGATATCCTGATTCATATTTTTTAATGCCATTAGATCCAGATTATTGTCAAATAACTGGCATTGAAGATGGGTGCTATACATTTAGCTTTGACTTTCATTTCTTTGAGACGCACAAAGATGAACTAGACAAATATCCAGAAGAATTCAAGAAAAAATTTGATATATATAAGGAAAAAGGCAAGAAAAAACGATGGCAAGAAATTGATCCGAACAATAGTTTGTGTATTAAAGTTGCCGAATCTATAGATTATCCCATTCCTCCATTCTGCGGTTTATCAGAAGAAATATGGGCTCTAGAAGAATATAAGGATTTAAAATTATCCAAAACGGAGCTAGAAAATTATTTAATATTGGTTGCAAAAATTCCATATAAGGACAAAAGTGAGTCAGAAAATAATTTTGCAGTTAGTTTGGATATTGCCAAAGAGTATTATGATAGAATGGCAGCAAACTTACCAGACCAAGTTGGTTCTCTCCTTTCTATTTTTGATAGTGTGGAGGCTATTCGGGTAGATAAAAATGATAAAGACACCGATAGAGTTAGTGAAGCGCAACAATTAATTTATGATAGTGCAGGTGTTTCACAAGTATTGTTCAATAGTGGGTCTACCGCTTCTACTGTTGCGAAAAGTATTCTCGTAGATGAAAATGTTTCATTTAAGGTATTAAGACAACTAGAAAGATGGGTAAACAAAAAGTTAAAAGATGTTAATAAGGGCATCAAATTTAAAGTAGAGTTTTTAGATATAACTAGATATACTAGGGATGAATATATTAAAACCCTCAAAGAGGGGGGAACTCTTGGTGTACCCAATAAGATAAGATATGCAGCAGCATTGGGGCAAAGTCCTTCTTCTATATTACATATGGGATTTCTTGAAAATTCCGTCTTGAATATTGTTGACAACTGGAAACCATTGTCTACAAGCTACACACAGTCTGGAGATGGGGGCAGACCCAAAAAAGATGAAGATGATTTGACAGAATCGGGAGAAACAACTAGGGATAAAGATTCCAACAATCCTGATGTGAGGGAATAAGGAGGTATTATAATTTGTGAAGTTTATACATTGTTTCGATTCTCATACCAAACAAATACTTTTAAATAAAGGATATAAATTAATCTCTGAAAGCAATGGTGTTTATATATTTGAGAACAACAAACGCAAGTTTAAGGAAGATGAAATTAAAAAATGTAAATTCAGCAACAGAATGATTTTTTAGAGAAGGGGGTGAAAATGTTTGGGTAACTTAAAGGAATTACAGCATCTTTCACTTGCTACCACATATGAAATTGATGAGGATTTTGATTCTGATAAATTTATAAAAATGCGATTGAGGGTTTGCCACGATGGGGTAAATCCAAACAGGTCTAATTTTAAGGTATCAGACATGGAATCGGCACGTGATTCTATCAAAAATATTCCGATTCTTGCTCATGTTATTTTTGACGAAGATGATCAGCCACAGTTTGGTGGGCATGATATGGTCTTGGAACCGCACAAAATGCGAGATGGTGAATATAAATTAATTTATAAAGAAGTGCCTATTGGAGTAGTGCCAGAAACATGTAATCATACAATTGAAGAGTATGATGGTAAGAATTATGTTTATTGTGATGCATATATTTGGCGAGAATATTCTAATTATGCAGAAGATATTATAGAGAGAGATAAAGAAGTAAAGTTATCTATGGAAATTATAGTAGATGCATATAGTTATAATGCAAAAGAGAATGTTTACAACATCACAGACTATAGATATCAAGGCATTACTTTTTTAAACAAAGATTTTGGAACTGGCATGAAAAATGCTCTTGCCACTACTGAAACCTTTGATGATTATAGAGAAAAATTTGTTTTAATGATGCAAGAATTAAAAAGTGTTCTTGCTGATTCCACAGATAAAGGGGGTAGTATTGTGGATGAAAAGGTAAAGGCGTTGCTAGAACAATATGGTCTCAGTTTTGAAGATTTGTCTTTTAGTATTGAGGATTTATCAATAGAAGAAATTGAACAAAAACTAAAAGACGAATACGATACTAATAATGATGATGATGATACTAATGATGATAATGAGCCAAAAAAATTTGTTAAATCATTTGAGTTGTCGCATGAAGACATTCGCAGAGCATTGTATCAGTTGCTTGAGATTGTGGAAGAAGAAGACAATGAATGGTATTATATTGATCGCGTGTATGACAATTATTTTGAATACCAGGGCATGGTTAATGGTAAAATTTATCGCCAGAACTATATTAAAGATGATGAAAATGTAGCGTTTGAAGGTGAAAGAATTGAGTTATTCCAGGAAAGACTAACTAAAGAAGAAAAAGATGCACTTGATGAAATGAGAAGTAATTATTCTGCTTTAAAACAAGAAAATGAGCAACTAAAGCAATTCCAAGCAACTAAACTTGCCGAAGAACGCAAGCAGGCTGAAGATGAATTATTTGCTCAATTTGATGAGCAGCTTGCAGGAAACGAAGAATACGAACAACTAAAGCAAAAAGCAAGTGAGTATGAATTGGGGCAACTTGAAAAAGAAGTTGCTTTTATTTTGGTTAAAAACAGTGCTAGTTTTAAGTTTACGGCTAAACAACCTACTAAAAAAGATAAAGTTAAAATTGAGCTTTCTAAAAGTCAAGATGATGAAGTTGGAGAATTTGATGATCTGTTTCAAAAATATAATATAAATAAGGAGGAAAATTAGTTATGGCTAATTCTTATGGTGTTTTTAGAAGTGACAACATGAAGGCTACCAAGGATGGTAGCATTAAGAGTGGTCGTTATTATGTTGGAGAAACCGCAACTGCAATTGAAAATGGCAATATTGTAAAATTGGATAGCTTGATTCCCGGCGAAAGAGAATTGTGGAAAGTTGTTGCCCCAGGGGCGGTAACTGCTAAAAATCTTTACATTGTTGCTACCCCAGAGATCGTTTATGACGAAACTTTAAAGTCCAATGCTGCACTAAAGGAGTTTAGGAATGAAGCAGGTGCTAACCTTACTTTGTTGCAACTTCAAGTAGGAGATGTTTTCTCTATTTCTGATGCTTGCATTATTCCTATTGATGACGACGATGACCTTCCCGCTGTGGGTAACTTTGTGGTTCCTGGTGATACTGGCACAAAATGGGTTGAGAAAAATAATATTGAAGCTAACGAAGTTTGCTATGGCAAAATTATTGCCAGAGAAACTGTTGCGGGTGTGGTTTTAAACGTAATTGAAATGCAATCAATTCAATAATTGAATTAATACTATAAAGGAGGAATATAAAAAATGAGTGATACTCAAAAATTAGTTCGGTTAGCAAAAAAGAATTATAAAAATAGATTGCCCGAACAATATTCAAGAGATGATGCAAATGAAGTGTTGCGTCAAGCACTAATTGATTTAAATGGTGGTTCTACAAAGTTAGATTATAAATCCCTTCGCCGTCATGGTGCGGAAATGTTTGAAATTATCGAAGAAATTCTTGACAATACTGTACTTGAAGGATTACCAGAAGATAATTTCTTCAAACAGTTTGTAGAGTTTAAAAACGTGGCACTCGGAGATCAAAATAGCTTCTATGTTCCCGACAATACTATGCTTGTTGTCTCTGAAATTGCAGATGGCACTACTGCGTTAAGAAGGCAACGTTTAGATGCTGGTACTAACATTAGCATTTCTACTAGCTGGAAAGGTGTTAAAATTTACGAGCATCTTTCTCGCCTACTCTCTGGTCGTATTGACTTTAACCAAATGCTTGATGCGTTAGATAAGGCATTTAAATTAAGAATTAATGAAGAT